TGATATAAGCAGTACAGCCCCAGTAACCGCTCCTATACTTCCAGCCAGTGTTGTGAAGTTGTCAGTAGCACCCGTAACTACTGAGGTGATAGCATTTACTACGCCCTTGAACGTGTCCAGGATGCCTAAGGCTTCATTCAATCGGATGGAGAAGTCAAACGTAGCATTCCCTAAGCGCCCAAGTGTGGACTGTAAGGATGCAGCAGACCGAGTAGCATCTTCAGCGAATACCCTCTGCAGTTCACGACCTAATTTAGGAAGGAAGTCCTCAGCTAGAACATTGCCCTTACGAACCATGTCCTCTAGTTGGCTGGTGGTAACTCCCAAAGCTTGTGCAGCAATTCGGAGGCCACCCGGAATGTGCTCAGAGAATTGTCCACGGAGATCTTCCATGGACACAACACCTTTCGAAGCTATCTGCTGTAGAGCTCTGAATGACAACTCAACTTGATCGGCATTAAGCTTCAATGCGACGGCAGCTTGAGACACCCCAAGGAAGACATCTCTGGTTCCTTGACCCTCAGCAGTAGTACCCCTAGTGGCCGCAGCTAGCTTGCCGTATGCAAGAGCTGCAGTATCTATAGCAATGCCTAGATCGGTGGCGGTCTTATGAACAAATTCAAACTCTAATGCAGCTCCAGCTGTTGAGCCTGTTGCAGCTCTCAACACAGAGTCAATTGACTCCATGGCTCGACCAGCCTTGACAGCTCCTACAGACAGAGCAGCTAAGGCGATGACTGTGCCTGTAATACCTGCTAACCATCCAGCTAGTGTCAAGGTAGACCTAGAAGTGATGGCACTCAAAGCTCTAATACGTGCGCCTAAGCCACTCAATGGTCCAACAGCTAAGACAGCAGATGACTCCAGGTCCCGCATGAACGTAGTGAAGGCTGCATGATCCTTTGAGCGGAGGTTGGCATTGAAGTCCTTTAAGGACCTCGAGGACTTACCTAGCTGAGCTGCAAACTTGTCTTGAGCCCGTCCATAGTTGACAGTGTTAACTACACCGTCAGTCATTACTCTGGTAAGGCCTTGGAATGCTCGAACGTTACGAGCAAGAAGCTCTGGAGGCGCACCTGACCTCGAGACTGCAGCGTTAAGGTTCAGGGTCTGCTGCAATGCCTGACGCATTGCAACCTCTTGCCTCGCGAAGGCTTGTGTCATCCTTCGCGAGGCTTCATCTGTCTGGCGAGCTACTTGATTGACTTGCTGTCCGAACGAGAACATATCCTGCACGGCCCTGTTAAGGCCGGCAGTGTTAGCTCCTAGTCCGAACGTTACTTGCCCGAGATCGACTGGAGGCATCTCTTACACCTTACATCCTGCTATTCTTAGTTCCAGGTGTATCAGGCTTGAAAGGTACGCTCAAGTCGAACTTGGAGCTCTTGCTTTGGCTTCTGGAGATCTGGATGAAAGCACACCACTCAGCAAACTCACCCAAACTCATCTCCAGAACTTCAAAAATGCGACACCCTAGGACTTCAGCTATCATGTAAGCGTTGTAGCGGAGGGTGTCGCGCTTAAGTTTTTTGAGGCTTCTGCCACCTTCTTATCCATCCTCATAAGGATGAGGAGTGACCCAGCGATGTCGTTGATGTCTGCGCTGGGCATTGCAGACAGAGAGGAGATATCAGCCTCATCGAAGACCTTGACATCCGTACCTGGAATGACTGCAATTTCAACCAGCGTGTACAGAGTCATAGCCTCCACAACTTCACCAGCAGAAGCTCTCACTCTCATCATTTGCCCCATTGTAGGGGCAACCAGCTCAATCTTGACACCTCGGAACGTTAAGCTTGCACGCTCGACAGGCCGTGACTTGAAGATCTCAGCCCTAATAGAGTCGCGCGACAAAGCTGTCGGAGCTGAGCCGTTTCCAGTCTCACTCATTGTTTACCTCATAGGTTGGGGTTGAAGATAGTTTACCCGTTGTAATGCCTTACGGGACGGTAGTTAGAGCTCCATCGACGTTGAACGACACACGAAACTCATGCACCCCATCCAGATCTCCCGCCATAGACAGCTCTGTCAGAACTGCACTGTCAGCCTTGTAGCCGTTCACTCCATCGTGGAGGTAACGCACATCCAGCTTGGTCTGACCCAAGTAGGACACTACACACTTCTGCAGGGATGGAGACAGCTTGGTGAGTGCGTCGAGCTTCCACTCGAAGGGGAGCTCTGTCGCGAAGATGTCATCGGGTGGAACTGCTAGTGTGAACGAGATGTCCTCTTCCTCGAGCTCGCCCACATTGCCTGACTGCCCTTCCTCAGTAACCTTGAAGAACCCTCGAGCACGAGAGAGCCCATCTCCTACAGGATCGAGCTCGATGATGATCTCCGTCCGAGCTTCCAACAAAGCTACCCAGCCAGTCGCCAGAGCATACACACCCTTGATCTGTAGGGCAACTTGACGGAGACCGGGATCGTAGGTGTTATTGCCGTTATTGGCCTGTGCTACGTCGAAAGTGGTCGTGCGGATGGCAGCTTGTGACTGCCTCAGAGTGTAGGACTGACCCTTCGCAACAACGGTTGCAGGGAAGTACTTACCAGTCACTGTGACCGGGCCGACAACTGTGTAGGTGGACTTGAACGTAAACTCACCAAACAACCAGTCCACCGACTCAATCTCAGCATCCTTGTTGACTGCGTTGTCGAAGAAGTCAAAGGGAGTTCCGGTACGATCCCAGATGTTCTTGGTCGTATCCGTAATCTTGTACCTCTTACCACTGATGAGTGTGCAAGCTTCGGTGGTGAAGACAGTTGAGGTACCAGGCTTCTTGAGGTCGATGTTGTAAGCCGCAAAGCCTTTGTAGAAAGCTTGTGCTGCTATCTCCAGCGAGATCAGAGTTGGCTGACCAGATTGGTACGTATGGCCAAAGATTGTATCGTTGGCCTCAGCACTCCGACGTGTCAGACTGCCAGAGTTCCCTGGAAGTTTGTGCCAGTTGACGCCGGCGTCGTCGGAGACCTGGATTAGTTTCGCCGCCATGAGATCCTCTCCTACGCGTTAGATCTTACAGGGGGACTCTATAGGTCCCCGACGAGGGCTCGAATATGATGCGCATGTTGCAAGAGAACAACGGTCGCTGCTTCGCATCGAACCCTAAGGGAGCGATACCTGAGATTTCAGTAATCCCATCAATCCTACCGCCGGTAACATCAGCGGCTGGAATTCCTAGAAGAGCTTCACGAATCGCAATGATCTTGTTCTTCGCGGCCTGCCTATCACTAGGACTGCCCCGAACAATGATTTGCACACTAGGGTAGTCTAACAACCACTTCGGGTTCGAGGATTGTGAGTAACCAGTGTGAGTAATGGTTATCGTCGTGTCTGGGGAATCAGAAGCCTTGCCGTAATGGATACTCCATCCGGAGGTGGCATTGAGTACACCAATACCAGCAGCAACTAAGATAGCGGAGACAATGGCTTCGATATCTGCCATTCTAGTCTCCTACTCTCCCAGCTTAGTCTGCTTCCGGATAGCAGCAACTATCCGGCGGCGTGTCAACGGGAGCTCTTCCTCCACTGCAGCTTGCAGAAACTTAGAGCGGGTTGGAGGGTCATGTTTGAGCTCGGTCATCTCATGCACGTAGGCAGCATAGAATGGGTCGCCACCCGCCCCATAGCCAATTGTACCTATGACCTTTTCACCTTTTTGCTCAACCTTCATCTCTCCACTGATCTTCAGAGCTCCAGTGTCAACTGGAACGTATCTTTGGGACTTGTTGAAGATGGGTCTGAGTCCCGCCTCAACAGCTGTTGGAGTTGCACCCTCGATAGACCCAATGAGACTGCTGAGGTTCTTGAAGATCTGGTTGAGTTCTTCACGCGTACGTCGAGTATTGTCAGCAAGGGATTCAGAAGTGCTCGCAGAGATCCTACGGAGACCTACAAACCCTCGTGCTTGTACCCTCTGTGCCATTGCACTTACTCACATCCTCGCTGTGCGTAGCGACTCTGCACCGGTGAGCGAAGGTACTGAGCCAAATTGACGAACCCTATAAGCTTTTGAAACCGTAGTAGGGTCGGAAGCTGCTGAAACACCTTTGAACAGGTAATCCCCCACGTTAATGTCCACACCAAGGTACACAACAGCACGACTAGGGATTGATTCCCCCTCTTCGTTGATGAACATCTCCACCGAGTCTTCCCACCGTCCTTTTAGCCCAACGGGGCTTCCGAACGTGAAGCCCCCTGAGCCGTTTGGGGTAGTGACCCATTTGGTGAGATCATGGATGAAGTATTTATCTAGCACTCACTTATCACTCCACCTCTGACCCTAGCCCATCTGTCACCGTCACAACATCAAACTGGGCCTTCAGTTTTGACGGCTTTGCTATGGAAGCAAGAGTGCCACTATCATCGAACGTGACAGCTTGCTGCCCGTACCGGGTGAGAAGGAGGCCATCTCCGAACTTGCCTGCGTACTCCTGCTCGGAAGCACCTATCTTTGACCGAACCAACGCCCCACGTTCTTCAGCCAAAACCGCGAAGTGAGCGGCCAGGTACAGCTCGATTTGGCGCAGAC